CATCACCGGGGTTTTTTATTCAATCTTCAGTGGTCTCCGGTGCCGGGATGAACCACGCCATGCGAGGCCTTCCCCGCTGGCCCTTGTTCGTGTGGCGGCATTGGATGCCGTAGTCGGCAACCAACTTGTCCATCACCTGGCCCCGGTCTCGGAGCGTCAAGGCATCGAACGCCGAGATGCGGTTGCCCAGCTCTGCCTCTGTCAGCCCTTTGAGACCGGATGTCTTCAGCTTGGCAATGACTGCCTTGCAGATCGCCTGATGGCTGCTCTCGGCCATGTTGTCCCTAAACATGGCGATGGCGCGCCGGTTGTAGAACCTGACATAATCAATCGCCCACTGCATAGGCTCAGGTCCGATCTCGGTCTCGCCCAATGACCTAGCGACAATCAGGCTGATCCGCATGGCGATCTCGCGGCTGCGGTTGTACATCGCTTCGAGGCCGGTTTCGTTCTCAGCTTTGATCGCCGCGACCAGTTCGGCCTCATAGTCCCGCAGGATGTCCATAGCTGGCCTTGTAAAGGACACCTCGACGGGATCGGGCGGCATGTCATAGGTATTGGTGCCGGTGAGGTTTCCAGCCCCAGAGTGCGCCTGTGCCTGTTCTTGAAGCCATCCGATGATGCGGTCGCCAATCGGCACGATCCGCCGCTCCTGGCTCATCTGAACGCCGATCTCCGACTTGACGATCAAGAACCGGTTGAGAAGGCCAGATGCGATGTCACCGCCCGAGATGGCCCCGTAGAACTCCGATGGCGTAGACATGCCTAGGAGCGTCAAGGACGGCCTTCTGATGACCTTCTCAAATGCCTCTGCCTGTTCCTTCGTAAGGCCGATGGTGGCGTATCCTTGTGGCCGCAAGACGCCATCCTGCCGCCCGAAGCATTCCATGATGGCCGTGAGACTATCAGCCTTGTGCTGCATCGAGCGATTCGCGGCAGACTTGAGGGTTCGGCCTAGTTCATCGATCACGGAAACGTGAATAGGCCGGGAGATGAGCGCCGAGAAGACGCCGCTGGCGCTAGTGTAACCGGCTGGCCCTAGCAGATGCCCTAGCTGGGCTGCATCAAGCATGGCCTCGATGACCGTCTTGGCGTGTTCCTTGCCGCAACCAGTCTCGCCAATATTGAGCAGGTACAGGTTGCTGAAGTTGCGCTGGCTCGTTGTCCATCGCCGCCCCATTGCAACGGCACCAAGGGCAATGGCGGCTTGCACGGCAAACTGCGGCTGCGTCTTGATGGCGGTCGTCTCGTAGTACCGCACAACGTCTTGAAGCACGCCAGGGATCGAGAGCAGATGCGCCGGGATAGATGCCAGCGGATTGTCTGGCGCGGCACTGGTGGTGCGTTTGGAAGGCAGCACACCGGGAGTTGCCGCTTTGCCGTGATCAATCTGAACCTTTGCCTCGGGCGTCCACTCATGGCTCGGATCGGTCGTGATGTTGAGGAAGGCGGCTGCGTTCTTGATCGCCGCACTCATGTTCCCGGCGTGCTCGAACTGGAGGTAAAGTTCGAAGCAGTCGAATGCGTGTTCATTGCCAAACGGATCGGAGCCGTGGTGGCTGAATGCCGTGTTGTTATCGAACACATTGCAACCGGCTAGCTTGGTGCCGCTGTTGGGGCTTAGATACCGATTCGGTGCGGTGCGCTTGTAGCCATACTTGACCAGCAACTCACCGATATTGTGCGCCGCATTATAGGCATCGATCACTGATGTGCCGGGATTAGGCGCGCGAACCCGAACCGGGGCCTGATACTCGGGCCGAACCTTCCACGGGCACAAGTCCATCATTTGCGGACGGAACTTGTCCCATTCGTCCCACATGACCTGCAACTGCTTCGGCAGGATCGGAATCTGATCGAAGGGCAACCCTTCCCACACATATGGCTGCATCGTGTCGGGATGGATCGACGGCGGCAGGACATCTTGCACCGGCCCACCGCGCAACTCAAAGACGGTCGTGTTGCCCCTGCCATCCTTGTTCGGCCACGCAATGGAATGGCGAGATAGGTCATCCCGATGAGCGCGGAAGATGAGTTTGCCACGGCCCTCCCGCCCACGAATTCTGGCGGTTGATGCCATCAAGGCATCCAGATCAAGCCCCAGCCCCTCAAAGATGATCCGGGTCCATTCCATGTGATCGATGTCGATCGCGCAGGTGCCTGTCCATTGATGAATGAGGCCGACGTTCCAAGTCGGATTCTTGGAATAGAAGTCGATGGCACCCTGGCCGGTAAGTGCCTTATCCTTCTGATTCCAGCCGTATGATGTCGGCCCCTTCTGCCCTGCCGGGATCGGGACAAGATACCAGCCGAGTTCGGTGTAGGATTTGATGCTCGCTATGATGGTCATGTTAAGGACGGCCTTCCCATTGTTCAGCCATCGCTTGTGCGATGCCTTCAAACGTCCTGCTGCGTTCTTTCCAGCGATTTGGCCCCGGCGGCATCTTGTGAATGCGCGCCTCTCGGCCTTCCATGATGTTCGTCGGCAGCAGCTTCGGCAGGTTCTTGAGCCAAAGGCAAGTTGCCTTTGTTTCTCCATGACCGAATTGCCACGGCTGGATGATCTGGTCTGGCTTGCGGATGCGGCTCGATATGATGCTGATCGGGTTCTCCAATGCAATGCGTGGTATGGGAGCGTCTAACAAGCGTCTAACAAAGTCGAGCGCCTCGATCTGTTCGATTTGCTTATCCTTGAACCATCGAGCGCCGGAAACGGCGAGATGAGTGCAAGGCGGGTGAGCGATCATCAAGTCCCAGTTGCGGTGCAAATGCTGAAGCACATCTCCGTGGATATGATTACCAATGCGTTCGGTCGGCAGCAGATCACAAGACCAAGCATCGTGGCCTCTGGCAGCGAAGGCATCCCGCACCGTGCCAGAGTATTCACAAGCGACCAATACCCTCACTGCTGCTTCCCTTCAAAAAACTCCGTGAGCAGCTTGATCGTCTCGTATCGAGCGCCGGGAGCGCCATCCCGAATGGCTTTGATCGTGTTGTAGGAAAGGCCAGTGGCCTTGACGATTTCGGGAATATCAGCCCCGGCAAGGCGGGCGCGGATGTCTTCGATGGATAGCATTGGTCAGTCTCCTGTTTGGTGATTGCAATTTTTTCTATTGCACGCATTTCAGAAATATGCAATAAGCCATTCCGTTGAGAGAAAAGGAGGCTGACAATGAGCAGCAACGTAACAGGGCTATGCGGGGCCTGGCTTGAAGCCAAACGCCGCGAAGACGAAGCCATCGAGGCGCGTCGAAAGATCGAGCAAGACATCACCGAAGCACTGGACGCCAAGACCGAAGGCGCAATCACGCACAAGGTCGAGCCGTATCGGGTGACGCTCACCCAGCCGATCTATCGCAAGATCGATTTGGGCATCTGGGAGACCGTCAAGCACGACATGCCCGCCGAGGCTTGGCCGATCAAGGTCAAGATCGAGGTAGACGATGCCGGATGCAAGTGGCTCATCAAGGAGCGGCCCGATCTCTGGTCTATCGCTGCCAAGGCAATCACGGCCACGCCGGGGAAGATCGGCGTGAAGGTGGTGGCGGATGAGTAAGGACATCTACGGAGCAGCAGACGCTTTGCAGTATGCCCGTGACCACTTGGTCATTGCAAAGACTGACAAGGTGAATCGCGACCATCATGTGCGGTGCGCTGTTGAAAACCTGCGCGAGGCTATGAGGATACTCGGAGTTAAGGAGGCCGAGAACGATGGCAATTGATCTGAAGAAACTAGAGCGCCCGAAAGGGCAACGGCCCATCATCGCAACGGTATTCGGTGAGGGAGGTATGGGCAAGAGCACGCTGGCTGCGATGTTCCCGAGGCCGGTGTTCATTCGCACCGAAGACGGCACCGCCAGCTTGGCTGGCAACGATGAAGTGATGCTTTTCCCGTTGGTCTCATCGAGCCAGGAAGTGCTCGATCAGATCGAAGCACTGGCAACTCAGGATCATGACTTCAAGACGGTCGTGCTGGATAGCATCACGCAGCTTGCCACCATGATCGAGCATGAGATTGTTGCCGCTGATCCCAAGGCGAAGAGCATCAACCAAGCCGGTGGCGGTTACGGAGCGGGCTATAACACCGCCGCCGAGAAGCACCGGCAGGTGCGGGAGTGGGCTGGCGCACTGGCATACGAACGCGGCATGAACGTGGTCTTTATCGGCCACGCTGACACTGAGACGCTTGATCTGCCAGACTTCGACCCGTTTGCCAGATACACCGTGCGCATGCACAAGAAGTCACTGCCGCATTACACTGACAACGTGGACCTCGTGGGCCTGATCCGTCTCAAGACCTACGTCCGAGGTGATGGCGACAAGAAACGGGCGATCAGCACAGGCGACCGGGAAATCATCTGCTTCCCGCAAGCGTCGAGCGTGACGAAGAACCGTTTCAATATCACGCAGCCATTGCCGTTCACATTTGAGAGCGGCAACCCTTTCGAAGCCTTTGTAGCAAAGTAGGAGAAGAGAATGAGACTGAATGGATTCGATGCGAATGTCGTGGAGCCAAGTGCGCCACGCGAAGTCATCCCGGCTGGCAAGTACAAGGCCGTGATCACGAAGAGCGAGGAGCGCCCCACCAAGGCACAGACCGGCTCGATGCTGGTGCTCACCTGCCAGATCATCGAGGGGCCTCACCAGGGCGTTAGTTTGATGGACCGGCTCAACCTCAACAACCCGAACAAGACTGCCGAGGAGATCGCCCAGCGGACGCTCTCGGCCATCTGCCGCTCGGTTGGTGTGATGATGCCGAACGAAAGTTCTGACCTTCACGACAAGCCGATGATGATTACGGTCAAGGTCAAGCCAGCAGAGGGCAACTATCAGGCATCGAATGAGATTGCCGGATACGAGCCGTGCGAAGGTGGATCACCGGCGGCTGCACCTGCGGCTGCTGCAACGCCACCCTGGAAGAAGAAGTAGCGCAGCATATTAAAGAGCGGGGCGGCTCTTACGGGTCGCCCCAATTACAAGGGAGGATCACATGACCACCGACACCTACGCAATCGAACGCCTTATGAAGCAACAGCTGGACGGCAACTTCTGGAGCTTCGATGTCGAAGGCCGGATCGTCTGGAATGATGTGGCGGTTGACTTCATCCCGCAGTTCAAACGCTACACATGGACTGACGGCGAGGAAGATCGGCCCAAGGCGCAAATCGTTCGCCGCGATTGGTCGATGGAGGATTTTCAGCGGATGGAGAAGCTGCGGATCAAGGGCAGATCATGGAAGGACATTGCCAGGAACTTCGGAGCAAGCGACACGGCCACAAGCGATTACTACAAGCGCATAATTGCCCAGCAAGATGCAAACATGACCAAGGAAGTCACAATCAGGCGGATGAAGATCATCAAGTGGCTGCATGATCAAGCCACACCAGTTAAAACCATTTGCCTGTTGATGGGCTACGAGCGGAGGTTGGTTGAGAGCGTGACAGGGAGGGAATAAGAATGAAACTAGACATGACATCGACAATCGTAAGGGCGATATACCAGCGATACGAAGAGAACCGCCGCAACGCACACAGGCCGCATCTTGGCGGGTCGCAAATCGGGAACATCTGCTCTCGTGCGCTTTGGTATCAATTCCGGTGGACATATACCGAGAAGCACGAAGGCCGCATCTTGCGCCTCTTTGAGACTGGCGAACGCGAGGAACTGCGGGTGATCCAGAACCTGCGCGCTGCCGGTTGCACGGTCTGGGATCGCGATCCGGCAACAGGCCAGCAGTTCCGATATACGGCGGTTGGCGGGCATTTTGCCTTGAGCCTGGACGGAGTTGTCGAAGGCTTGCCGGATAGCACGCAGCCGCACACGCTCGAAGTGAAAACCATGAGCGAGAAGTATTTCAAGGTGTTGTGCAACCTCGGCGTCGAGAAGGCGAAGCCGGTCTACTACGCACAGTGCCAGATCGGAATGCACTTGAGTGGACTGGATCGGTGCCTGTTCATTTCAATCAACAAGAACACCGATGAGATTTACGCAGAGCGGCTAAAGGTCGATCATGCCTTTGCAGAGTCGCTTATCGAGAAGGCAAGAAAGATCATATCGACCGAACGGCCACCGCTTGGAATCAGCAACGATCCGGCGTGGTTCGAGTGCAAGTTCTGTCCGTATCATTCGATATGCCACGGAGATGGCGCTGCGGAACTGAACTGCCGCACATGCGCCTTCTCGACGGCAGAGACTCAAGGCTGGTCCTGCGCCAGGCACAAGAAGGCACTCGATGAGATCGACCAGCGTAGCGGCTGCGGTGATCACATATACAATCCGGCTCTGGTGAAGCTGCCGGTGCACGACACCGGAGAAGACTGGATCGACTACATCAACGAAGACGGCGAGATCGTGCGGAACAAGGGCAGGGAGTTCAGCAAGTGCTAGAACTCCGCCCCTATCAACGCGCCGCCATTGATGGGCTATACAATTATTGGTCCGACAAGAAGGGCGACAACCCCATCATCGTTGCTCCGACTGGCTCTGGCAAGAGCCTGATCATCGCGCACCTGATCAAGGATGCGATGAGTTATCCCGGCACGCGCGTTCTGATCTTGACGCATGTCAAGGAGTTGCTGGAGCAGAACGCCAGTGAATTGGTGGCGCTTTATCCCGAGGCAGATGTCGGCTTCTACAGCGCCAGCCTCAAGAAGAAGGTGCTGCGGAAGCCGATCACGTTTGCGGGCATCCAGTCGATCCACAAGAAGGCTTATCAGATGGTGCCAGCGCCCGATCTGGTGATCGTAGACGAGGCGCACCTGATTCCGAAGAACTACGGCACACGCTACAACAAGTTTCTCTCGGACCTTCGCATATGCAATCGCGGTGTGAAGGTGGTCGGTCTTACGGCCACGCCCTACCGGCTCGATAGTGGCTGGCTGCACGAAGGCGACAACGCGATCTTTGACGGCATTGCATACGACATCCCGGTTGCCGATCTCATGGAGCAGGGCTTCCTAGCCCCAGTGATTAGCAAGAGCGGCGTCAAGACCATCGACCTCTCGAACGTCGGCAAACGCGGCGGGGAGTATATCGAAAGCGAACTAGCCAAGGCTGCATCCGATCCGGAATTGGTAACAGAAACAGTTGCAGAAATTGTGCGCTATGGTGCGGAGCGCAAGGCGTGGCTGGTCTTTGCTTGCGGTGTCAATCACGCCGAGTTGCTGCGTGCCGAGTTCAAGGCGCACGGCATCGAGGCGGATGTCGTGACAGGGGCCGATGGCATGAGCGAACGCGCCGACAAGATCGAGCGGTTCCGGCGTGGCGGCAGCAAATGCCTGATCAATGTGAACGTGCTGACTACCGGATTCAATGTCCCGCATGTCGATCTTGTGGCAATCGTGAGGGCCACCGAAAGCACCGGCCTATACATCCAGATTGTTGGACGCGGCACACGCATTGCGCCGGGGAAAGAGAATTGCCTGGTGCTGGACTACGGCGACAACGTGATGCGCCACGGATTCATCGACAAGATCAAGCCAAAGATCAAAGGTCGCACCGAAGACGGCGAAGCGCCAGTCAAGAAATGCCCGGAATGTTTGACTGTCAATCATGCCGCCGTTAGAGTGTGCATCGAGTGCGGCCATGAATTCCCGCCTCCGCAGTTCAATCACGGAACGAAGGCATATTCTGGCGCGATGATCTCCACACAGGTAGAAGCGGAATGGGTTGACGTTAACGATGTGGGCTATTCCCGCTGGCGCAAGGAAGGCAAGCCAGATAGCATTCGCGTCACCTATTATTGTGGACTGATCAAAGTTTCAGAATGGCTATGTCCTGACCACGGAGGCTATGCTGCGGAGCGATACCAGAAGCGGATGCCATCGCTAAGAGCGTCTGCCATGACCACCGAAGACGCCATGCAAGAGTGCGACCATTGGATCAAGCCGCGCAGGATAAAGGTGAAGCCGAATGACAAGTTCCACGACATTGTACAACTCGATTACAGCCAACCAAAGCGGCTCACCGCCGAAGAGTTGGCAGAACTCCAAGAGCCGCTGTTCTGATTGCGTGAGCCTGTACGATGCTCGATATTGCACTCATTGGCGTGACGTTGTACCTGATGAGGTACAGAAAGAAGGCTGCGATGCGTTCAACGGTTTCCCTCCCTTCTGAGCATAACGAGCAAGCCGGATTCGTTCAATGGTTCCGCGCCAAGTGGCCTCGTGTATTGATCTTTGCAGTACCGAACGGCGGCAAGCGCAACATCTCGACGGCAAAGAAACTGAAACTGGAGGGTGTAGTTCCTGGCGTGCCTGACTTGTTTATTCCGGCATGGGGAATCTGGATCGAGATGAAGCGTCAGAAGGGTGGACGAACTTCATCCGATCAGGATGACATGATTTCATACTTGGAAAGTATCGGCCACCGCGTTATTGTGGGTTATGGCGCAACCGATGCCAGCGACAAGCTGCTGTCCCTTTTGAATATGGGGAGGGGCGGCAACTAAAGGAGGATAGTCACCGCCCCTAGCATCCGGGAGCGAGCAGACCGGATGCTTGCGTTAACGATTGATTGAGAATTCTAATCTAGGCTTGCCATAGTTTCAAGGAGGAACGTCATGGCGAAATATGAATACGATGCCACACAAGAAGAGTGGCTTCATGGTGATCCGGGCGTGCTGTCCGGTTCAGTGGCCGCTGCTGATCAGCGGTATGCCAAGTCTACCCAGGTCAGGGAGAGCTGTGCCCCTCGGCTCTCCCTGATCGACTGGCTGATCTGCGGCCCAATCATGGTTGGTCTTGGCTTCCTGATGGGAGTGTACTGGCCGTGATGAGGTATCTTGTTTTGATCGCCGCGATGACGGCTGGGAGTGTCTTGGCACATGCTTCGGATGCGACTCGATTGGTTACATCGGAGGCAAGACGGCAAGGCGTGCCGGTTGGATTCGCCTTGAAGATGGCAAAGATCGAGAGTGGTGTTCGATGCCACAACCACAACAAGCGAAGCAGTGCATCCGGCCCCTTGCAGGTTCTACGCGGCACAGCGCGAGCTATGGGCTACCGAGGCGACATTCGGCGTGCTTCATGCGCTACGCAGACGCATTATGGCATGAAGCACTTGGCTATGTGCTGGCGCGGAGCGCGAGGCAATGCGGCTTTGGCGAAGCGATGCCACCAGGTTGGAGTCTCAGTCCTGTACGGCAAAAAGAAGAGGAGACGTTGATGACCAGAGAACCTGATCTTGAAACCGTCAATCGCGCATTGGGCGAGACGGTGAGGAAATTGCAGAAAGACTTGGCCGATGCTGACAGAAGAATCCGGAGGCTTCGAGAGGAGTTGGCAGAGGCACATAGAGCAGCGGCAATAGCCGCAGGGAGGGATTGGTGAGCAAGCCAATATGGATTCGACTTCGCAGCGTGCTTGACCGGGATGCCGATGCAACATCTGTCGAGTTGAGCCGTGAAAGCGCGGAGGAAATGCTGGACGAGATCAAGCGGCTCACCGCAGAGGTTGAATGGCACAAGAAGAACAGCGACAAGTGGCAGGACACGCAAGCCGCGCACTTGAGAGAAGTCGCCCGCCTCACCTCAGAAAACGAGAAGCTGGGCCGGGATTATCAATTTGCCCGTGACGCGCATGACAAGGTTTTAGCCGAGAACGAGAAGCTGCGGGCGGCGCTGGACGTCTTACAGGCCGCAATGACGGCAAAGAAGCCGATACCGCTGGCGCTCAAGAAAGCCATCATAGAAGCCCGCGCCGCACTCTCAGGAGACAAGCATGAGTGATGTTGTGGAGAGGCTGCAAGCGGCGAACGAGTGGATGAGAGCGCCGGATTGGAATGACGATCTTGATCTGGTCTCATGGCTCCATCGGCGGCCCGCTGGAGGGTTTCAAGGAGCAATAGACGAGATCACCCGCCTCACCGCAGAGGTGGAGAGGAGGGACGCGGCGCTGCGTGAGTGTGAGACGGAACTGAATGCCTACTACCGGATGGAATATCCGGGCGACCATCCATACAGCCAGAAGGAATTGGCTCAGGCAATGGCGTCCAACCCAGCCACCGTTGCACTGAAGGAGACAAGCAATGATTGACCCCAAGAAGCAGTACAGGACTAGGGATGGCCGCGAGGTTCGCATCTATGCGGTGGATGGGGGTGGGCATAAGCCCGTTCACGGCGCGATCCGTGAAGGTGATGAATGGATTGCGACCTCTTGGCTTCAGGGTGGCGTGGGTGCATTGCACATCAACAGCCTCATTGAAGTGAAGCCCCGCATCCATCGTGAGGTGTGGGTGAATGTGTATCCCAGTCAAGTCACTGACGTTATTCACCGCAACAAAGCCACCGCTGACGCTGTGGCACAACAAAACCGCATCGCCTGTGTGAAGTTGGTTATTGATTGTGAAGAGGGGGAAGGACTGTGAGTTGCTGTGCGCAAGTTGAATGGGAACCACAAGAGGAGCCGAATGGCAAGTGTCCTGATTGCGGTGAGGACACTGTTGATGGTGAGGCTTATTGGCAGTGCGCTTATTCTCCGGTGGAGTGCAAAACTTGTAACCATAGCCCTTGTGATGGAAGTTGCTGATGATCAAGCCTGAACAGATGCCTTATGAGGTCAAGATGAAGCTGCGTGCCGTTCTGCTGGACGGCGAAACGGATGAGGCTGTAGCTATCGCCGCCGCTATCGCAGCATGGCCGGGGATAGAAATCCACACTGACGGCACTGAGGACTGGATCGAACTGATTTTGCCGCAGGAGACGCCATGAGGCGGTTTCGCCACATGCCCATCCCGCAGCACGCGCACCCGCTGGTGCGGCGGCTGTACGCGGAGATGAACAGCCAGCGGATCGGCGTTACTGACATGGCTGAGCGGACGGGCATCGCAAGAAACACGTTCAAGGGCTGGCGAACGCGGCACTGCCCGCGCGTTGCAGAACTGGAGGCATGCTATAACGTTCTGGGTATGAAACTGACGGTAAAGGTGGTGAAAGATGAGTGACATTCTAAACGAACGCGAGAAGACCCACGGCGATTATTATCAAGTGTCTGCAATGGCTCAGTCGTTAAAAGACGCTATGCGTCACGGAAAGAATTGGGAGGAACTTGATGATCCTCAACGCGAGTCGTTGGAGATGATCGCTAGCAAGATTGGGCGCATCCTGTCAGGCAACCCGCACGAGATTGATCACTGGCGTGACATCGCTGGTTATGCCACGCTAGGCGAGCGGTGGCTTATCTCTTACACCGCTTCCGATGATGATCCCACTCCCCACCACGGCGGATGCAATCCCGCCACTCCTGTTCCTTCTCAGGAGGCATTCGTTTCGCAAGAAAAGGCAATGCTGCCTTGAACATAACAACGCCAAGGCCTAACCAGAAAGATGGCCTTTGAGCAACGAGAAAGCCGCCAGCGCCAATGCCGATCAACAGCACGACGATGGCGGCAATCTCGATCCAGTTCACTTCTTGGCCCAGACAGACCAGCCAGCGGCGAAGATGACGCCAAGCGCGCCGATGATCTCGTTCATGGATGTAGCATCAATAGCCCCGGTGCCTACAACATAACCGCCACCAGCTGCGAGAACGGCGCGAACAACGCCCCAAACCATTTCTTTTGTCATCACTTGCTTCCTTTTGTTGTGCCGGGATATTGCTTCCACGGCAGTTGAAAATGTGGACCGTCCCTAAACGAAACCCAATCACCGCCCCACTCTAGCAGAACATTCTCAGCCTTTGCCGCCGCCTTTATTCGCTTAGCAAGACTATCGTATAAAGGCCAGTCCCAGCGCACCTGGCCCTTGATTGTGCAAGCCAGATCAACAGCATGGCCGGTAAGATGCCGAGAACGAAGCGTTTTTGATGCGCCCTTGGCCTTGAGAATCTTCTGCTCCTCCAACGTGCGCAATCCGCAGGTAACAATGAATCCCGTATCAGCATCCTTCCAATCGGCAGCGCATCGGTTAACCACACGCACCATATCAAGATGCACGCCCCACAATTTCGCAAGAGACGATGATGGCAGTTTCATTTGCGTAGTGCCTCCTCGATGCTGTCGAGCTTCGCCATGATCGCGCGGCTCGTCTCGCGGATCTCCTTGATCTCACGGTCGTGCGCTGTACGCGATGTTTCAGTCTGTGCTTGGAGAACCGCAATGGCCGTCTCATGCGCCTGTTGCTGGCGGTAGATAATCCAAACAAACGCGGCCACTGGCGCGATGATCCATTGCATGATGGCCCCGAGCACTTTGAAGGTTTGATCGTCAATCATAATCGCACCACTCATATCTTGACTGCGTATTGATTTAGCATGAAGTCAATTGCCAAGCCACTTTCTCCGAACAAAAGCATCTCTGTCGGAGGCAATGGTTGCCGCGCAATGCTGACCGTTCCGCTTCCAACGATAAGCGAAAGCGATTGCGTAGGTTGCTCTTGGTTCATGTCCAGACTGATGGTCTGAGCCGGATTGTTGACGATTAGCGAAACAGTCATGTCGTGATGTCCTCGCGCACATCGATCTTGAATGTTTCGGTGCTTTCAACGCCGCCACTTGTGAACTGAATATCGCAATACATGATGCTATCGTTGTCTTCGTCAGACACCGGCCACAATGCGGTATTCGCTGCCGTCTGCGAAAGCGTGAAGCTGCCAGTTGCTGGTGCGCTAATCGTAACCGTTAAGGATTGGGAAAAGCCGCCATTCCGCACCATTGCCGCAACCGTGTAACCAATAAGGCTAAACGATGCCGGAACTGCGGTGAGGCGTTGGCATGACAACGAAAGAGTATCGCCGCGCTTGAATGTGATCGTTTTGGTGATGGGCGTTGCCATTGCTTTATTCCTTTATGGCAGTGAAGCGTATTCGCGGCGGCGGAACATCCAGATTTTTCCGCCGATAATATTGCCAGCCGTAAATCTTACGCGGGCGCGCAACACTTTTTGCAATGTTGTATCGTAAGATGCGCCATCAATTCCAAGCCCCACATTGCTATCGGAATAGCCCTCTCCTTTTACCAAATGCGTTCTTGTGGCAATGCGCGGCATCAAAATTTCAACATCATATCCAAACTCGTTGCCTAAACTAGACTCATCAGCAGTATAAGCAAGCCTGCGATAGGCGGCGTCTGTTTCAAAGAATGCCTCAAGATTTAGTCGCACGGTTGCACCGGCATCGCTTTCCATCAAATGCGCAATGACGCGGTATTCGTAACCATCCACAAAGTCTGGCGTGACGAAGGAACTCACCGTACCCGTCACAGCGAAGTCATAAATAAGTCCCGTCTTGCCGTCGCCAATCGTCAACTTGTCATGCGGATGCCAACCAGAAACCATGACAGGCGCACCAGAAGATGCTTCTGCAATAGCCGAAGGATTGTCGCGCAATGCCGTCACGGTCGTGCTGGACGGGATGCCGCCGACGGCCACTGCTGCGTTTGAGATGCTCGTCCATGTTGTCATCAAAGCCACCTATACGGTTGAGGAGTCCCGCTTCCATCATTACCACTATCATTGAGCCAACGCCACGGCTGGGCAACGCCATTGCCGTCAAGCCCAGCATCCGTGAGCCAAGACCAAATCACGCCGCCCTTCTCGTTATCTTCCGCCGTGAAGCGATATGTCAGGCCGTTGCGGGCTACCTCTGCCGAGGTGATAAGCCATTCGCCATCACGTGGCGCACCTGTGAAATCGACATCCAGATAATGCCTTATCTGAACAACTGATCCGGTCCAGATGTTCGCTGCATCCTTGGCCGATAGGTCGAAGGTGATTTCCTTGCGAACATCGGAGAAGCGGTCAAGGTAGGTCTGGGCCAAGGAGTTGGCGATTGCCTGTGTGCTAATGAACCGGCAGAACAATTCTCTGATCTGCGGCTCTCCGCCATACTGCACTTGCTTGAGGACATCGATATAGACCGATACGCGGGAGTAATTGCTCTTCTCTGTCACGCTCGGGATCGGCGTGCGCTGCAAATAGTAGACATGCGTCTGAGATGCGCGTTCTTCCGGCTTCTCTTCGATTGAGAAGCTTCCAGCAACAATCGCATCGTCATCAGTCAAAAGCGTAGGTGACGGCTGCGGCCTCACCGGCTCCATAAGGATTTTCTGGACTCGCTCGTCCCACCACAGATTAGAAACGGCCTGGAGACACACCTCAGCTAAGAGTTCTTCTATCTTGTCAGGATCGGTGATCCAAGCAGTGAAATTGTAATCGGGTCGATATGTGGTTTTCGCCGTCGCCCAATCCGTAAAGTTGATGTACTTCGCGGGGATGCCGCCCCAGTTGACGAGAAGATCATAGAGGATTTCATGGAATGGCGTGGCGTTGTAATAGATCACACGCTGAACGCGGTCGTTCTGACTTTGAGCCGCTGCCGTTGTTCCGGCCAGGCCTCGTGTCAGTCCGTCGAAATAGATGTTTCCGCCAGTCGTTTCATAACGTTGCGCATATTGGATCACCTCGCTATTGATCCTGACATATCCAGTTGCAGGATAGTCGCTCAAAGTTGCGCCAGCCACGGTCATGGCTGTTGCTACGTTGGTGATGTTCGAGGCCAGTTCGCCACGGCTTAGATACGGTGCCGTCAGGTTGGTGTCCGTGATCTTTCGCAGGATGTCCTTAGCCGTGATCGAAACGCCATTGCGACCGGCGTCGATCTTCTCGATCACATATTCACGCTGCGTCATAGTTGAAAGCGGTTCGCCTATCAGTCCCTCATAGATGTTGAGAGTGTATCCAATATGATACGGATTGCGGGCAAGCCACTTGCTCCAGAAGCTGCCGATCTGGTCTGGATCATAAGCCCTCGTGGATACGTAAGGATCGGTGCCTACGTCATTCCAAGGGAAGTCTTTGATGCGGACATTACTCACGGCGCGATAGCCTAGCGGGCTTTTATTACGCGATCCAGAGGCCACGTTGAGGACGGTCGGAGCCGTCTGATAGTTCTGCATTGCCGGGAGGGCGAGTGCGGGTTGGTAAATGTAATCGATTAGGAACGGATCGCCCGCTTCGGTGACGAGCGTGTTGCCATTCTCGGTCAACAGATTGGTGTTGTTGTCCTGCCATTCGTATACGTCATCGTTGACAAACCGCAGCGTCAATGACTTGCTCAGATCGAGAGCCGATAGAAACTTGCAGGTGCGATCCGTATTCCAACAAGCATCTCCCGTTGCATTGCACGGCGAGACGCCGAACGTGCGTGAGCAGAGCGGCTGGATGATCTCGACAATCTCGACGGGGCGCGCGGCAAAGGTCATCAGTAATATCCCGTGACGCCGAGGCTCACTGATCGATAAGCCTTGATGCCCATGTTCACCGGTTCAACGTCTCGGTCGGTCCAGACGAAGCCGACATCGGTTGTTATCTTGGACGGATTGCCAGCGATGCAGAACGGCTGCAATGGAAGCGTCTGAGCGAACGGCTCAAAATAAGTGTCGTACCAAGTCGTAGTTAGATACTCCCAATCATAAGACGAAGTGACAGCACGCCTCTTGATGATACGCCCTAGCCATTGGCCGGTTTCAGAGAACTGTTGCTGTGCTTCCGTGACGCGGTTGAGGTTGAGCGGCCTGTGTCCTCCGTAGATCGGAATCGGCATTTGCAATGCAGCGCCCGCGCGGATGATGCCGATAGCAATGTCTGTACCATCATTCACGTTAACTCGCACTTCGCGGACGGTGTAGAGTGTTCCAGCGTTGTTGAAGAACACTGCAATGGTCGAGTTGTCAGTTGGCGAGATCGTCGCACGAGTGGTGTGGCCACCTCCGACTGTTGCCGCCGTAGAGATCGTGACGGTCTTGCCAGATAGGTTGTGCGCTGCAATGAAGACGCAATCGATAGATGCGTCTGCCGCTGCTACAAGCGTCCAGTTGTTCGAGCCTGGCGCAAGCTCCCACCGCTGCGATGTATAGTCATTGGCAGCATAAGCCGGATTGGTTCCATCGCCAGAGACAGTGCCAGTTATCATGTCCCACAAGATGCGGGCATGATTTAGCGGCTCATTCGTGGAGACGGTATATCCGGCTGTGCTTATGGTCACGGCGTTCCTGCCATTTCAATCCAGTTGGTCCCGTCACAAACAAGCAATGCCCATGCGCCATCTGTCGCTGGTAAAATAGCAGTGCTGGCTGATCCACCTTCACGCGGCACAACATTAGACGATGCAGACACAACGGTAAACGCTTGAATAGTAGAGATCACGAGAATGCGACCAGCACTGGAAGCGGCGGCAGGAAGCGTGATTGTATTAGGTGATGATCCACGATTAGAGATGATGAATGTCACGCCAGCTGCGACTGTGTAATCTGTCGTGACAGTCACCGGAGCGGCAAGGGCAAACGATCCGTTCACCTGTAGCTTCGCAGTCGGCGTTGCCGTGCCGATGCCAACGCGATCCGTGGATGCGTCTACAAAGACAAGGTTGGCATCTGTGTCACCCTCGATGCGTTGATCTACATCAGCTCCAGCATCATTAAAGACGTTAGCCCCTGCGAAGGATGCCGCAGGAATATTCTGAAACAGTTCCGCGCGCGTCTGCTTCTTAGTCTCGGGAACACTTGTGTCCACCACCACATAAAGGTCATCCGTGGCCGTGTTGGCCCCGGTCAGTGCTGATAGTGCGCTAATCTTGATGTCGGCCATCAGGCTATCACTCCGCGAATTGTGCCGCCGTTGCGCTGCGTGCTGTTAAGCTGGTCGATGAACTGCCTGGCGAACTTCTCGCCAAAGCCCATCGGATCATTCATCATTGTAAACTGGAACGTGGTCGTTGGCGATGCCGCTGCCGGGGCTGCGGATGCACCACCGCCACCGCCTCGACGGCCACCACCGCCACCGCCTCCATTACCGCCGCCACCGCCTTCGGAGACGCCCTTGATAGCCGCCACGGCACTCATGCCCTTGGCAAAGACGGCGGCATAATTGGCGAACTTCTGAATGGGCGTGATGGCCGTTGGATCATTCATCGCACTAACGGCTGCGCGAATGGTGTCAACGATTGCTTGTGCGGCTGCTGCGGCCTTCGCCACTTTAAGCAGACGCTTTCCGCCCGCTTGTGCGACTTGCGCCATAGAGCCAAAGAATGAAGACGCGGCAGTCAGATCACCATCAAGACGCTGAGACTGAATGGCAGCAAGAGATGTAGCATGATCTTCGGCCAGCTTGCGTGATAGGTCATAGTATTCTTGCTCGGAAAGCAGCTTGTTCGCCAGTGCTCCGTCAAGAGTTTCTTGGTTGAGCGCGTATTCTTCCGCAAGAATTTCACGCTCAGTTGCGAACTGGTCACGAATAGTTTGGAGTCTATCAACGAAGAACGGGTCTTCCTCTCGATAGATACCAGGCTCTTTCATTTTTCCAGCTTCGCCATCTTTTCCGGGGATTTCCGGAATGAAAGCGCCAGCATTTGACTTCTCGACCATCGCACGAGCCGCAGAAAGGTCGGCTTGAAGACCTGATAAGTCTATTCCAATTGCGTCAGAAATCTGCTTTCCGAATTCTGCCATTCCTGGCACCATGTCTTGAGCAGTCTGATAAACGAAATCTAAACCCTTCTTGAGTTCATCTACGCTGTCGGTGGCGATTGCAATGCCAGCCGCTAGTGTAATGAACCCGACAAGGCCAATCTTCTTGGCGGCGTTAAATGCCGTCATTGTTATGGTCGCGGCTTTTACTGCTTGTGCAAACGCCACGAAACCAGATGCAGCGCCAAAGATGTAGCGGGTGAATAGAACAAGCCCAAGGCCTTTGAGCATATCGCTCAGAAGGCCGAGATTATCTTTCACTACAATGACAGCGCGGGCCATACCTTCAAGGATGCGCCCAGCCGTTTCTCCCGCAGACTTGAAGCTATCAGTTGACGATGCGCTATTAATGAGAGCGGATGTAATGCCTTCTAGTGCAGGGAGCATTCCAGTTGCAAAACTGGTTGTTGCCCCCAATACATATTGTTGCAGCCTGACAAGATTGTCATTGAAATTTGCGGCGCTTTTTGCTGTTTCGCCGGATACTACAAGCCCGAACAATCGCGCTTGCTCCGTAGCATCCGCAAGCCCTTGAGCGCCAAGGTTCAAAATCGGAATGAGATTGAGACCGGAACGTCCGAAAAGCTCAAGCGCCCATTGGGATTTCCCAACGCCCTCTGGCATTGATGCAAACTTGTCCGCGACATCAACAAGAACATCATTGGCAGAACGCAACTGGCCGTTGCTGTCATAGATCGAGACGCCTAGTGCATCAAACTTTTCGGCACCTTCTCCCATGCTGCGGATGAGCATGGTCAGCCCAGTTTGCAGTTGCTCTGTCGATACGCCATTTACTTTTGCGGCATAGGTGAGCGCGGAAAGCTCCTCGGCAGCAATTCCGACTTTCTCGGCCATCTCATCAATGCTGTCGGCATAGTTGATCGCCGCCTTACTAGCCGCGACAAACACACCAGCGGAAAGTGCCCCGGCAATTCCAGCCGCAGCGCCTTTCGCAAACCTGCTTAATGAACTTTCTGCCTTGCCTAGTGCTCGATCAAGGCCAGACGAATTGCCGGTGATGTTGACTTCAATTCCGCTAACTTGAGCCATGCAACAGTTCCTTTAGTTCCTCTACATCGGCCCTAGTCAGTTTCCCTGCGTATGTTTCGCCTGGCTCTTTCGGCTTCTTCAACTCGTATTCCAACCACCACTCGGGAATGGTCATCTCCCAGAAATCGCTAGGCTGAATTCCCCATTCCCTCGCCCATAGATACATCCCGTTCCAGTCTAGTTCTCCATACTCTCCATGATCTTCGCCCTCGCCTTCGACTGGCTTTCGGTCTGGGCGTCTGGATTTTTTGACTTGTCTTCAGTCGGAGAGAACGATGTGAGCACAAGGCTGATCAAGGAAGTGATGCTTTCCTGATCGCCCGTGACAAGTTCCTCATAGACCTGTTCGTCCGTAACCTTGGCACCTGCCGATTGCAACATCTTGGAAAGAACGAAAGCGATGTGACTGACAGGCGGGCGACCTTGGCTTGTGCGAACGGCAATGTCCGTGAAGGATATGTCGCCCATCTCGATGGATCGCATTAGCTTCATGGAAGGGACGAAGCGATATTCTTCACCCTTCCACTTGATTGTTAGCTCCCGAAAAATTGCCATGATTACGAGGCCGTGAACGTAATTGTGCCAGAAGACTGGATCGAGGCCGTGAAGGTCGTGGCGTCTGCCTGTTCGCCGGTCACAGCGAAGCTGGCAAGGAAGAAGTTGCCGGTGAACGATCCGAGGCCAAGCAGTTCGATGGTGTAGGATTCGAGCAGCGCCGAGGCGGTGCCGACGGCCAGCGCCAGGAAAGTGGTGTCCTCAAGGATGCCTTCGACTTCGGCATCGATGGAGCGGACACCGACATCAGCCAGCATCTTGCGCCAACCGTTGTCATCCTTTTCAGTGATGTCAATCGGCTCGTTGTTGATGGTGAAGCTATCGGCACGAGCACCAGCCACGGCAGTCGAACCGCGCTTGATACGGACTTTGCGTCCAGCGATTGCGGGCATGTTTCAGTTCCTTTCTTAGGTCACGGGTCCACGGATGTTAGAGAAGGCCACCGTAGACCCTACGCTATTGGTGGCGGTTACACGGCACCGAATATACTTTCCGGTGTCGGAGCCTGTGAGTGTGTAAGTCGTTCCGGTAGCAGAGGCGATGTTGGCCCATGACGGGTCATTGGCATCAGCATCATTGCCGCGCTGCCACTGGCGGGCGAATGTGATCGTGGCATCGCCAGCCCATGTGCCGTTTGTCGTGGTCTGGACGTTGGTTCCGGAAAGCGTGCCGGTGATCGCCGGGAGAACGGTATTGTAGGGACCAATGGTGGCGGTCATGTTTTCGCCGCTCTCAAGTGTGGCGGTGAATGTCACGACATCAGCCTGTTCCGCGCCGATCTGAAGGCCTTGAAGCATGAAGTCGCCGGTCAAGGTGCCGATGCCAGAGATCGTGACCACGCACTCCTTGAGAAGCGCCGTGGTGGCGGTGCCTACGGAATCCGCCAAGAGGACGGTATCCTTCAGCACGCCTTCGATCTCGCAAGAGACGGAGCGCAAGCCGACATCGCCCAGCATGGTGCGCCAACCAGCATCATCCTTGTCCGTGATGTCGAGTGGCTCATTATTGATCGTCACGCTGTCAGCACGAGCGCCCACGATGTTGGAGCCGTTGCGGCTTATGCGAACTGATCGGCCAGAAATAGCCATGCAAGAACCTCTTCTTTGGCCGTGATTATATCACGGAAACTATGCAATCCACAATACACGGTACAAGATGAGGCCGCGCTTGGTCTTGCCATCAGGATCGCGCGAGAAGTTGCAAGAATCGAGTTCGGTGGTGATGTGCGTGACGCCCGCGATGGAAAGCGGCTGGCGGCGCATCCTGCCATCCACGGCATCGACTACAGTCTTTAGATCGAGCATGGATGCGGCGCGGTCCCATACATCAATCTGAACGATTGCCGATCCGCCAAGGTCATCTTTGCTGTCGAACGGATTGATCGTATCAGCTCCGATGGTTATGAACGGGAATGCCGATTCCAATTCACTGTCAGCCGCCTGGGGGACATCGGTAAAGATCGCCACGAGCGGGCTGTAATAGGTGCTAAGAAGGCTGGTGACGGCGCTATCGTTAAGCCGGTTGTAGACTGCCGTCTGGAGATCATCAGATTTCATTTCGTTGTCTTCTCCGCGCGTGCCTTGGCCTTGGCGATTGCAATTTCGACCCGTTTCAGCATCTTTGGAATCGCCCGCTCGACGGCGGGAATCCAAGACGGACGTTTGCCCATTCTGAAGGTGCCGAACTCTAGGTAGTAGGCATAGTCAAGACGGCTTCCGATGGCTCTGGAATACTTGCCACGGCTTTCGTTGTAGATCGAAATGACAAGCCCGCCGCTATCGGTAGCCGGTGCTTCGCCCGGAGCAGATGCTCGGTGAACCTTATCGTTGTTCACGCCTCTGGCATATTCCCTGCCTGTCTTGGGTGGCCCCTGTATAGCCTTACGGACGTCCGTGACGGCTTCCAAGGCGGTGGCATCGACAATGAGAGCCAGAGATTTACCAAGGTCTTTTCCATAGGCTTGCAAGGCCGCGTTGACCTCTTTTAAGCCCTTGATCTCGACCTTGACATCGGTCACGCCGCGACCCCGCCATCAACGTCGATCTGAAGCCACTTGTTTGCGAACTCTATGTTATCGAGGAACCGGATGTTGTGAATCTTGTTTCTGATCTGCACGCGGTCGGAGTCTAGCAATGTTGAGGTGTAGCGAACAACAAGACGCAACCTAACGGTTGCCTCGGTGCGGTCATGGGCAAATCGCTCCGAGCCGCCGACCGGCACCACATAGGCGCGGGTCGGTGCGCCAGAAACCGTGGCCCAGGATTCCGTCTGACCTCCTGCACCATCGCTAGTCAAGGTGCGGCGTTGGAAAGTCACCGGCTCTTTCAGCTTGCCGGAATTCATGTCGCAACATTTCATCATCGACTAATGAACTCCACGATGTCCATATTCACGGAAACGTCAACGGTGCTGGCCGATACATTGGCAAGGAAACCGAAATCACATAACGGCGGGAAGTACAGCGGCGGATCGAAAACAACGTCAAACAGTCCTGCGCTTTGCGGATACTCGGTGACGAGCAGCAGCGAGGTATATGGTGCCGCCGTCTCAAGGATGTTCTCGCGTTTGTACAGGACGATATTCGCCTTCTTATCAGCATCGCTTGAGATGGTCACGTTGCGAAGTGCTGCGCTCCTGTCACGCGGCGTTGTGTAAACCGCCATCTCAGTCTTGCCACGGCCTAGTGCGCCATCCGCAATGGTTGCCCAATCCTCGCCGCCTGTAGACCTCTCAATCACGATTGTAGAGGCATGTGATCCGGCGGATTGAGTCGCATAGGTTCCAGACTTTGAGACGTAGGCATCGAGCAACCGGATGAATGATGTGGTCGTGGCCGCACTCGCTGAAGCCCCAGCAGTGGCAAGCGCCTCGACTTGCTGGTTGCCATTGGCATCGATCCCTACGAGCGTGACCTCTCTGCCGCCGGAACCGTTAGCCGTGTCGTTCGCATTACCACCTGCCTTGATGCGGAGATTAACCGCCGCATTCGCTTGGGGCGTGCGATAGAAGCCTGAACGTGTGACAGGCGTGAAGCTGGAACCGATGGAAATATTGCGCCCGAACTTGTTGAACGACCGACAACCCGAAGCCAGCCCGCGCGCAATGTCGAGACTGCTGGGATATGTCATATCTTCATGGCCTTATATTGAGCCATAATGACAGAAGCGCCTGATGCGTCATAGGC